GTCAGTATCATCCTTTGTTACGCCAACCTCGCCGAATCCTTGCTCGCCATCGGCATCCTGCGCCGCCGCATCTCGCCGCGCAATCAGTTCCTCCATGCGAGCCTTTGCGTCAGCAAGAGAAACGCCCAAGATTTGCTCAAGTGTAGGCACAATATCAGTACCCGCTGCAAGACCCAGATGCTTGACAAAATCTGGATTCTTTGCCATGTTCATCAGGATAACGGCAAACTTGTCCAAAGCAGAGGTTGCTGCGTCTCCTGTTTGCGATACGAGTTGTACAAGCGCCTCATCAACGGTCCTTGCAATGTCTGATTCCTGCAAGCCCAATGCGGCAAGAAGATCGGCTTGAGAAACACCCTGCGTCATTGGGGCAACCATGAGTTGCTTCAATTTAGACTTATCAGCAGCACTCATGTCTGTCACATCAATGCCGGATGCCGATACCGCCGCAAGAAAGCGATCCATCGCCCCTTGCTTCTGACTCTCCTTTCGAAAGCCTGCAAAAAGCCCGGCTATTTTCTTTCCTATACCCTCGAACGCCTTACCAATGGTATTGGCGATACCATTAAATATCTGTTCTGTATCAACGCCGAAGGTTTTCAAAATACCTGAAGCCACACCAATGGCGGGACCGATTCCCGGTATTGCCTTTGTCGCTAAGCCAATAAAAGCCGAAGTAAGTCCCTTACCCCCCGTTACCTTGTCGAGAACGCCACCAAGAACCCCTTGCAATCCTCCCCTCCCAAACATCTCCACAAGACCCGCCTTGCCGCCGATCTTCTGGCTAAGTGCGCCAAGAGCATCAGTAAGTCCACCCTCTCGCTGAATGACATGGAGCCACGATATGGATTCGTCTTTGCTTTTCTCTGTGGCTTTCTTTAGTTCTCCATAGTTGTACGTGGCTTCCTTGAGTTTGGGGTTCGCCTTTTCCAACTCCTGCTTGACCTCATTTACCAGTTCAGCATACCGAGCCATTGCATCGGCTGCTTCCTGCGCCTCTGTTGTGCCGCCTCTGGTTGTTGTTGTGACCCGCTCCTGTTCCTCCGTAACATTGACAAGAGCGTCAGCAACGCCTTCGATTGCTTCCTCGTGATCTTTGGCAACAACGGCTGCCCTTGCTCTTTCGAGGTTAAAATCGGCAAGCGCAATTGCAGCCTTTCCGGTCTTTTCCTCCATCGACTTAATAGCCGATGAGAATAGAGAATCCGCTCCGGGTATCCAATCAAAAAGACTGGACATCCCCTTGAGCAGTTCGGTAATTCCGCCCATTATACGCAGTTTCATCGAGAGCCAAGCACCCTGCATGAAGGCTGTAACTTCATCCCAATGCGTGTATAGCGCAACGATACCTGCAACCAATGCGGCAATGGCGGCTACCGTAAGGAAGATGGGACCACCAGATATTGACAACCCTGCAAGTGCCGTCGATACGATACCGATACCTGCAATCAACTGTGGGAGCGCAACGAGAACAGTACCCAACACCAAGACGAGAGGACCGATTGCAGCAACCACCCCGGCAATGATAGTACCCCACTTGAGGAGCGTTGGGTTAAGGTCGGCAACACCACGCAAGAAGTCCGAAATGCTGGTTACTATGCTTGTCACAAAATCCAACAGTCCGCTTTCTGCAATCGCAATCTGAACCGCCTCGAAAGCAGACCGAAGCCCTGCCATTGCACCGTTGAAACCAGACATCTGGACCGCTGCTATCTCCGCAGCAGTACCACCAGAGTTTTCCAGTTCATGCGTAAGATCGCGCAAGGCACCCGATCCCTGCGACACGAGAGCCTGCATTGCCGGACCCGCTCGCTGACCGAATAACTCCATCATCTCACCGGCTGTGGCTCCCGATTCTGTCAGGAAGTCGATAGTGGAAGCCATGTCACCAAAAGGACCGACACCAGAGCCGACCTTTTTTGCCATGTCCTCCATGTTCACGCCAGTTATCCCGGCGCGAGCAGCAAGGGTCTCAAGCAGACCGACAGCATTGGCGGTAGGGGAGGCAAGACGCGAAATGGCACCGCGTAAAGATGTACCTGCCATCGACCCCTGAATACCAGCGTTACCCATCAAGCCGATTGCAGCAGCGGCTTCCTCAAACGCAACACCAACACCAGAGGCAACGGGTCCGGCATACTTCATTGCCTCTCCAAGTTGCGACAGGTCCGTGTTAGCCGATGACATTGTTTTCACAAGGACATCGGTGGCGTGGGCTGTCTCTTCGGTTGACAGACCATACCCCGTCATGATGTTTGAAACGGTGTCGGCTGCGGAGCCGAGGTCCATCTGCGCGGCTGCGGCGAGGTTGAGCGTGTCGTTCATCGAACCGAGAATCTGGTCCGAATCAAAACCTGCCATAGCCAAGAAGCCCATAGCGTCGGCAGCCTCTGATGCAGAGAACGCCGTTGTTGCGCCTAACCTTTTGGCTTCCTTTTCGAGAGCGTTAAACTGACTTGTGCTTGCTCCCGTCAGGGCTTGCACCCTGTTCATTCCCGTCTCGAAGTCAGCAGCAGAACGAACGGCAGACGCGCCAAAGGCAACGATGGGAGCCGTTACCGAAGCGGTAAGCACCGCTCCTGTTTTCTGTAAAGACTTACCTGCGCCGGACAGTTTTTGCCCGACCGAATCCATGCCTTTGTTGAAGTCCCGAAGATCGGCTCCAATCTTTACAACAAGGTCAGCAAGTCCCGCCATTTTTTTCCCTTACTTTTGCAACAGCCGTGTCTCGTAGAACCTTATACTCTGCGAGGCTTGGGCGGTTTGTTTGAGGCGTGTCAAGCAATTTTTTGGCGAGGTAGTCAAGCGGCTTTGGCTTCTTCGACATCGTGTTTTGAATCGCCTGCGTGACAAACAGCGATCTACGCCAAGCCTCCTTTTCCGCGTTCGTCTCGCGCTCCCGAGCGGCATTTAGCATCACCCACAGATCCCTGAACGAGTGCGTGTCCACATCCCTCGGAGTCATTCCAAAGTATGCGGCACACGCACCGTCCAGAGCGTCAAAGTCAGGGAAATAAGGATCGTCAGCCGTTAGGCTGTCGGAGTGGGCTTCGCCTTCTTCCCCGTTGGCTTTTTTTTGCCCTTATTGCCTTCGGCAAGTTTGGACAATGCTTCGCCTGCTTTTGCTATGATGTCAAACATCCCGCCATCTTCGTCGATGTCATCCTCGAATTGTTCGAGGGTGTACGTTGGCGAATCTGGCAGACAAGCCATCCATGCGAATCGGACCAGAGAGTCAAGGTCAGGATCGGATAATTCCGAGAGCCTGACCCTGACCCCGTGGCGTTCCCTTGCAATCCTCAACGCCTTTGGTCCGAGTTTGAAAACCCGTTCCTTACCGTTGATTGCGACCGGGATGCTATGAGGATGATCGTTGGTCATTGGTTTAAGGATTTAGGTGATTGGATCAGGTAGAGGTTCCTGTTGCTGCCGTCAGAGCGCCCGTAACCTGAATGTCTGCCGCGAACGTTGACACGTCCTCGTCAGGGAAGTCGAGGTTAAGAGCGGTCAAGACACCAGACCCGTAGAACTCGGTATCCCCCGTGTTGGTGGACGTAACGAGGAACCAGACTTTGCCATCAGCCGCAGCCATCTGCGTTTTGAGGATGGTGAAGCCTGCATCTTCGCTGTGGTCAAATACGCCGCCTGCGGACAGGGTAACGTTGCGCCGACCTGCGATAAAGGAAGAATCGTCACCATCGTCTTTGGTCGAGGTTTCGATTGCATTGCGTGACTGGCTGATTGACAGCGAGCGGACCAGACCGACGAGGGTGTATTCCGTTGCTTCGGCAGCCGTTGACGGTGCGCTTCCCAATGCGTACAGAAGGAAGTCCCGTCCCGAGTAGTTCTTTGCCATT